AGAGAAAGAACTACAATCAGCTGGTCTTAATGCACTCGATCAGCAACCTGAACAACCAGTTGATCAAGCACAAGAAGAAATAGGAGCATGGCCTTCTGTTGATGAGCACGGTCGTCCTGTAGCAGAAGGTGAACAAGTAGCTGAAGAGCAAAAAGCACCTCAAGAAAACATACAGCAAGAAACTCAAGAAACTTTAGCGCAAGAGACTCAAGTCCACTCGGGACGAGTTCAACAGCAAGAACCATCTAAACCGATGTCTAATAAAGACTATAATATGATAATGTTACGTGAAGAACGTGAGCAATATCAACGTGAACGTGACGAATTAGCCCGTCGTCTTGCTGAGTATGAAAAAGCTCAGCAACCACAAGAAGAAGAATCATTACCTGAAGTTGGTGATGGTGAACTTGTTGAGGGTAAACACTTATCTAAGATGGGCAAAGAACTTAAAAAGATAAAACAAGAACTTGCTCAGTATCAGCAAACAGCTCAAGTTAATGCTATTGAACAACAAGTACGTTCTTCATATCCTGATTTTGATAAAGTGGTAACACCTGAAGCCATTGAAGAGCTTAAAAAACGCTATCCTTCTGTAGCTGCTACTATTTATCAATCTAATGATCTCTATAATAAAGCCGCATCTGCTTATGATCTTATAAAGTCTCTTGGTATACATAAAGATCCAGTAAAATTTGAAGTGGATAAAGCAAAGATAGAACAGAATCTACAGAAACCTCGTGTTGCTGCTACATTGAAACCGCAAACAGGAACAAATCCATTAGATTATGCTAATGCTTTTGCTAATGGTCTTACTGATGATCTTAAAGATAAATTGAATAGAGAGATGGCTGAATATTCAAGGATGGGATAGGACATGTTATCAAAACGACAAGCACTATTTGCTCAGAATGTAGCCAAACTTATCGCTTATTGTGCTGCAATAGGTAAACCATGTACTCTTGGTGAAGCGTATCGTACACAAGAACAAGCAGCTATTTATGCTAAAGAAGGTAAAGGTATAAAGAATAGTCTTCATTGCCAACGTTTAGCCATAGATTTAAACCTATTTTCTTCTGATTATACTTATCATCCAGATAAAGAATTCTATAAAGAAGCAGCTGAATTCTGGGAATCACTTCATGAATGTAATCGTGCTGGTTATTATTTCCCTAATGGAGATGCGGATCATTTTGAAATGATGGACAATGATGGCATTTATATCCATAAAGAAAAAGATGGTTCTTTAAGTTATAGTAAAGCAGAAAATCCTATGCTAAAGTAGTTTATTCCTTTTTTATGGCCTTTCGTGGCCTTTTTTATTGTTGATTCCCAAGGAGTTGTATCCACTTCTCCTTGGGGTTTTTTTTATAAGAATTTTATGTTATTTTTTTAATATCCTTTAGGTAAGAGTTCAATCTCTTTCCTTTACCCCAAGAGATTTTTAACCATTTCACTTGGGGTTTTTTCATGCCCATTTTTGTAGTGTGGTATAACTATTTCTGGACGTATTGCCTCCTTCGTCCCTTGGCCCTTTATTGTTTTGGTCAAACAATTGGACGTATTGGTCCTCGTCCAACCAATCTTAGGCGTACGCGAGTCTCGCCGACTCATTAACACATTCATATAAAATTCATGGTAAGGATGCTCTCATGGCATTTGTAACTCCATCGAGTTTGCCATCACCAGTCCAACAAGCTTTTGATAACAAGATCTTGTCGACTCCTGTTGCAAACTATATTCACTCTGCTTGTGCAGTTGAAAAAATACTCCCTAAGAACGCAGGCCCAATTTTACGTATGCGCCGTTATGATCCACTTGCAGCAGCTGTTGTACCATTGGGTGATTCAGGTGTTACACCTCCACCACAACTTCTGACCGCTGTAAACATCGATGCACGACCACAACTCTATGGTACATGGATCGGAATCGTCGAGTCAGTCACATTAACGAACGCAGATCCAGTCCTCAATAACGCTGCTCGTCGTCTTGGTGATTCTCTTCGTAAAACTGAAGACCAATTGGTTCGTGACCAACTCGTAGCAACTGCAACTCGTATTAACGCAACTTCTGGTGTTAACGGTCAAATTCCTACGGAAATTACCCGTACCGACGTTGATGAAGTTGTTAAGACTTTGATGGGCAACAACGCAATCCAAATAACCGATTCTATCGACGGCTCGTTAAAGTTTGGTACCGCACCTGTACGTCAAGCTTTCATCGGTTTTGCTCATACGGATCTTACCGGTTCACGTGGCTTTGACCAAGTACAAGGTTTCATTCATAAGAACCAATATCCATCAGGCAAGAACGATTCTAAGTATTCAGAATGGGGCTCAATTGGTAACGCCCGTTTCTTAGTATCTTCAGTAGGTAGCAAAGCTACAAATGGTGCTGGTATTGGTGTAGACCTTTACAACATTCCTATTTGTGGTCAAGAAGCTTACGCAATGGTTCGTCAAGATGGTTATTCAGCACAGTTTATCTATCTGCCACCTTATCTTTCTGGACCACTTGCTCTTACCTGTTCGCTTGGTTGGAAGATGCGTACCGTATCTCGTATTCTCAACGATCTTTGGATCGCCAACTTGCGCGTAACATTGGCCTAAATTTAACTTTGTAAGGAATTATTATGGACACAACGATTTTGCAACAAGGTAGATTTACTTCTACTGGTGTTTCAAAACTTCTCGCTATACGTTCAGATGTTGATTGGATTAAGGTTTATAACCTTACCACAACAGCTGCAGCAGGTGCTGGCACAGGTATTTCGTTCTATTGGCAACGTGGCATGGCTAATGGCACTGCGATTGAAGAATCGAAGACTGCTGTTACAGGTGCTTCTGTTAAGTCAGTTATTGCAACTGGTGGTATTACATTAACTGATACTACTATTACTCAACTTCTTGCTCCACAAACAGTTGCTGGAGTTCTTGCTGGTGGCCCTCCAGTAGTACAAACGGGTAATACAGCTGGTCTCGTTGCTGGTGATACAGTTCTCTTATCGAGCATTGTTGGTGGTAGACAACTCGAAGGTGTTATTGATTTCACCATTGGTAACGTAATTAATAACGTCAGTTTTACGCTTGCCAATATGCCAGCAATTGTTGCTGCTCCAGCTCCTGGTGCAGCTGCTGTTTATCGTAAAGTTACTTATCCTTCTTATTGGTATCCTAGACATCGTTTCATTTGCGTAATAACGCAAGCTGCTCAGGCAGTCGTAACAACAACAGTTGACCATGGTTATACCGTTGGCCAATCGTTGCGTATGACGGTTCCTGCTGCTTACGGTATGCAAGAGATGAATAATCGCCAAGTAACAGTTCTTGCGGTAACTGCATCTACTTTCACCATCAATGTTGATTCAACTGGATTCGCAGCATTTGCATTCCCATTGACTGCAGCTGCTCCGTTCAGCCCTGCAATGGTAACACCTATTGGTGAAGCAGCAGTGGTTCCTTATGAATCATTGCTTGATGATGCAACGATTAACACAGGCGTTCTTGGGGTAACTCTTGCCGCTGGTGTTGATAGTCCTGCTGGTGTTAACACTAACGTCATTTACTGGGTAGCTGGTAAATCATTCAGTGTTGATAATCAGTAGCATTATTAATGCGTAATTAATATTTGAAGGGGTGTTCAGCACATGGCACCCCTTTTAAAAACTCAAAGGAATTATAATGGCCGAAAATGCAATGGTATCTAAAAATACAGAGAAGAAGATTAAAAATCCTACTTATCAACGAGATAAAGATAGAGAATTAGTAAAAGGCATCTTCCATTTTTATGAAGTACCTAATGGTATTTTAGAATTCAATCTTAAAATATATAAAGGTGATCCAGTTGCTTTCTATCAACTTAAAGATGGAGAAATTTATACACTTCCTTTAGGAGTTGCAAAACATCTCAATACCTCGGGAAAATATCCAGAACATGAACATGCTCTTGCTCCTGATGGTAAGCAAAATATAATAAAAGTTGGACGTATGGTATCACGCTATGGTTTTGAGTCATTAGAATTCTTGCCTATAGAAGATATTGGTGATGCAGAACCAGTTTCATCGGTATATACTGCAGAAAATATCTAGCCCCCTAGATGTCCCTAAAACCACCAAGTCTTAGCTCCTTGCTTTCTTGGTGGTTTTTTTATTCTCACTGCTTTTTGTAGTGATATAGACTCTTAGATAGTTATTAATAAAAGAAAGGATGAACATGAATACTCTTGGTGCGTATGTCTATGATATTTATGGAGAACCCTATCTTGGATTAACACTCAATACCATTACCGTTCGTTTTCTTGAAAGAATTGTTTTAGAGAATGACTTACAAGACTTTTTTGAACGAGTAAGCGCTGCAATAACTCCAGCACAAGCTTTATCCATTGTGTATGATGATTACATTGAAAATTATAGTTCGCCTCTTCAAGAAAAGAACCAGGTGCAAGAGATTATTTTTACTACCTATTTAACTCAAGCACAATTAGAAGCAATAATACTTATATAAAGGATTGGTCATGACAGCATTAACAACACTGGGACAGATACGCACTAAGATACGAAGATTAACAAGAAGTGTATCGCCATCACAAATTACCGATGCTCAGATAGATGAGTATATTAATACCTTTGTGCTGTATGATTTTCCTGCGAATATTAAACTCGATTATCTTCAATCAAGTTTTTCATTTTATACAACTCCTGAAATAGATACTTATCCTACTAATACAACTGATCCACTTAATCCTCTTTATGATTTTAAGAATAGATATATTTCTGTAGGTATGCCTGCTTATATTGATGGCAATAAAGCCTTTTATACGCAATCTCGTGATAATTTCTTTAGATCATATCCCATGGTCACGCCATTACGTAATGAACAAGTATCAAATGGTACCGCCTCTTATCTAGGTACTTTAACAAATTCTCCTGTATTGCGTGGGACTATAAATCTTTCAATGGTTAATGCAATCGGCACTGGTTTTGTAGTGCACGATACAGGAGTTTCAGATCCTATTACCGGTCTTGGTACACTTGTTGGCGATGGTGCAGGACTCATTAACTACACAACAAGTGCTTATAGCGTAACTTTTAATGATATTCCTGCTGCTAGTACTTATGTGCAATCATCATATTATGCATATCAAGCAGCTATTCCGGACACCGTGCTCTTTTATAATACCGAGTTTGTACTTCGTCCTGTGCCTAATGGCGCTCATAAAATAACTCTTAATTGCTTCATAAGACCTACTCAACTCCTAGCATCTGGTGATATTCCTGATCTTCTTGAATGGGCGCAATACATAGCCTTTGGTGCATCTAAGAAGATATATGAAGATAGATTCGATTGGGAATCAGTAGCATCGCTTATGGCGCCTTTTAAGGAGCAAGAAGCACTGTGTCTAAGACGAACACTCATGCAACAGAAAGATCAGCGAACTGCGTCGATATTTAATAGTGATCAAGGCGGTAATAGTAATTATTGGTGGAATAACTGGTTATAGAAATTAAAGGAGATAAATTATGCCGTTCAATCCCAATATACCCCAAGCATCAGATGTTCCAGCAACTTCACAAGGACAATTACTCGCGAACTTTCAAACATTACAAACCTATTTAAATCTTAATCATGACAATATCGTTGGCGGTACTGGTAAGCATAAGTTCGTAACACTACCTGTACAAGGAGTTGATCCTGCAACTGCCGCTGGTGAGATGGCACTTTATACAAAGAATGTCACTGGTGTTCCACATTTATTCTTGAGGCCACAAAATTCAGTTGCTGCAATTGATATGACAACTCAATTTTTAGGAAATGAAAATGGTTGGGCATTGTTGCCTGGTGGTCTTATATTAAAATGGGGAAAACAATCTGTTGGTTTATCAGGAGACAATATCTTTGCATATCCAGTTGGTGCTACTATTCCAGTATTTTCTACCGTTTTTACAGCGCAAGTTTCTGTTTGGAGGAATATAAATCCTGCAAATGATGTAGACGTTGCGATAAGAATAACTGATTTTTCAAACCCAGTTCAATTAAGGATTTATGGTTCTCATAGAACTACAACTGGAGCAGCTAGTACCACATTTACTTGGTTAGCTATAGGAATCTAACATGGCATATGATCGTTTTTTCGTCGGACCCCTAAATTCAGGGTTGCAGAGAAATGTTAAACCATTTGTGATTTCTGATGATGCATATTCAAATCTTAAAAATGCGTATCTTTTTCGTGGCCGAGTAAGAAAACGTTTCGGTAGCCGTCTCATGATTCCTGCAACTAGACCAGAAGCTGGTTATGAACAATTAGCTTCTCGTTTAAGAATTAATATAGGTACAACTGATGGTGCTGGTGCTTTACCACCAACGGTAGTACCAGGAGCAACAGGTGCCTTAGGACAAATGTTCTCTGCTACCAGTGCAGCAGGCACCGATATCTTTACGGTAGTAACCAACGTAGGGCCATTCAATTTACTTTCTAGTATAGCCGGAGCAACGGGTACGTTTGATACAGGAACTGGTACAGTTACTCTTGCAGGAAGTAGACTCGCTGCTGATGTCTACTTCTATCCTTCTTTGCCAGTTATGGGTCTTATTGTTAATGAGATCACCTCTATAAACAACGAACAGACTTACGCATTTGACACGAGATTTGCTTATCGGTTCTTTCTTACTGGCTGGGAACGTCTAGGAACTAAATCTTGGACTGGTGGCAATTCCAATTTCTTTTGGGGTGAGACCTATAGAGCTGCCGATGTTACCGACGATACTCTTTATGTAACCAACAACAAAGATTTTGTGAGATATAAAACGGATCTTGCTGCTGATTTCTCAGATTTACACCCTTTCTTTTATGTGACTACTCCTGGCAATACAGAAGGTACAATTGAGACAGCTTTAATTGTTATTGCCTTTAAAGGCCGTCTTATATTAATGAATATTGAAGAAAGAGAGAGATTAGCTGGCGCTCTTCAAGCACCTAAACGTTTTAAATTCCGTATACGCTGGTGCCAAGATGGTGACCCTACGGAAGCAGATGCATGGCGTGATGATATTACCGGAAAAGGTCAGTTTCTTGATCTTCCTACGCAGGAAGCAATTATCACAGCTCAACATCTTAGAGACAGGCTTATCGTTTACTGTGAGCGATCTACATGGGAATTAGTCTATACAAACAATGAAGTACAACCGTTCTTGTGGCAACAACTTAATACCGAGCTCGGAGCAGAATCTACATTTTCTCAAGTTCCTTTTGACCAAGTAGTTCTTGGTGTAGGCAACGTAGGTGTTCACGCTTGTGATGGAATGGGCGTAAAACGTATCGACGATCTAATACCTAATGAAGTCTTTGCCATTCACAACGAAGATGATGGTGTTAAGAGAGTATTTGGTATTCGTGATTACTTTAATGAACATGTGTATTGGACTTTTCCTTCAAGAGATAGGGGAAATGTTTATCCTGATCAGCTCTTAATATTTAATTATGTTGCTCGTACATGGGCGTTCTTTGATGATTCAATTACCTGCTTTGGTTATATTCAAGAAGGCTTTGTAACCACTACATGGGCTGATCTTAAAGCTCCATTCACGTGGTCTCAATGGCTTGATCCATGGGGTGAAGAAAATATAGAAGATAACCCTAAGAACAGGAAGATAGTCGCAGGCAATCAAGAAGGCTTTGTCTTTATACTAGATAGTTCTAAAGATTTAGTTACTAACGCTCCAGCATTACAAATAACTAATATGACTATTACTCCGCCTCTCTTTGCACAAGTAACGGTAATTGATCACAATCTTAAATTTGGCGATTATGTATATGCTAACAACTGTATCTATACCGATGGTTCTTCAGGTATTAATAACGCTATTTACTTGGTTGCCGATGTTATTGATAGTAACAATGTTATTCTAAATCCCGCCGCCTTTTCAGGTACGTACATTGGCGGAGGAACATTAGCCCGTGTTTCTAAAATAGATATTTTAACTAAACAGTTTAATTTCTATAAAGATCAAGCGGTTAACCTATTTATTTCTAAGATAGACTTTAACGTAGATAAGACTGAGAATGGCGCTATTACCGTCGATTATTTCTCTTCCTCTTCAGATGTATCTATGAACAATGAAGCAGCGCTTACTAATTCTCGCCTTGGTGTACCTATACTTGAAACATCTCCTTATCCTCTTAATGCTATGGAAGCTAAGCAGGCTTATCTTTGGCATCCATTTTATATAGATGGACAAGGTGAGTTTGTGCAACTTAGACTCTATTTTACTGATGAGCAAATGAAAGATCTTGAGATAATGCGCAGCGACTTTCAGTTGAATATGATGTGCTATTATACGCTTCCGATCACAAGGCTTAGTTAGGAGAAACCATGGCAAGAAATACAGGTTCATTTCTTCCTACAACGGGCACCTGGGATAACTCAGAACAATCAATGGTTGCTCTTAGGCAGAATCTTAATGCTATTATCTTGGCGCTTAATGCTAAAGATGCTGGTTACTATCCGTTGACTGAGTTTGTTAATGGGCAGTTATGGTTTCCTGATCCTGCATTAAGCTCAAGAACACCGCAAAAACCAACGCTAAGGTCAGTATTTCGCAAGGTGATAAATACTGGTGCACTTTTAAATACAGCCACTTTATCTGTTGCTCATGGCATTACTATAACTGCTGCAACTACATTTACCCGTATTTATGGTGCTGCAACTGACCCAAGTACAACGTTTATACCTTTGCCTTATGCTTCACCAGTTGATGCAGAAAACATTGCTCTCTACGTTGATGCTACTAACGTAAATATAACTACTGGTAACGATAGAACAGGATTTACTACGAGTTATGTAGTTGTCGAATATATTCAACAATAAGGATTATCATGAAGCGATTATTTCTTTTTTTATGGTTACCGTTAAATGCTATGCAAGTCGCTTCCCCAAAGAAGCCATTATCACCTAAAGAAGTGGCAACTGCAGTTACCATGAAACTTTTTGATAAACCTGATCAGGAAATTATCTCAGTATTTTCTCGTATTATTATGAAAGACCCAAAGGGTAATACAGCTCTTTTAGAACTTAGATATAAAATGTTAAATAGGTTAGAAGAGGAACGATATCTGTGTGGAGATGCGCAATAATCTTTGTCTTTATGAATCTATCTGCAATGCACTTAGATGTTCCTATGCCTCGAGAAATAGTTATCTCTGATGAGCATGGTCTTGTTGAGAGAATACCTACAGGAGCACAAGCACAGGAAAGAGAGATGTGTTTCTGGATGGTTAAAGAGTTATCCGCCCAGAATAAAGAACTTCAAGAGCAATTAGCAGCACAAAAAAAGAAGTGGTATGTCATTACAGCAGGTGTTGCTACAACGGTCATACCACTTGTTATTTGCGGTATAGAGCTTTGGAATGTTACTCAGGATTGTGAGTAATTTTATTCTTCTTTAGACGTTCTTCTAGGTCTCCAACGAGTCCAGACATTAATATCGTCTAATCCGTCTAACCATAAAAGATCGCCATGAGTTATATATTCACGTGTAAGAATTGCCCATCCTGGGTATTCTTCATCATCATGAAATACTGCTTCTTTAGGTTCTTCAGCAATATCACCATGTTCATCGAGATCCATAACCCAGACACTCTGACCATCTTTTGGTAGACGCTCACTTGTTTTGTACCATTTCATCATCGATCACCTTGTTATTCTTCTTCTTTAAGTTTCCAGTCAAATTCTTCTATTTCCTCTATTTCCAGCCAGCGACCACGAAGATTGTAATCTTTTGTTAGATGCTTTTTGATTACTGGTAGATTTTTAAAAAACTCAAATCTATCATCCCTGCTTATCCAATCATTAATTTCAAAAGGAGCCATCTCTTCGAGCAAGAGATCTATGTCTTTTAAGATCTCTTTTGTTTTTGTTTTACGGCGCTGCTCAGAATCTAGCGACATAAGTAACTTGCAAAGGAGAACAGAGAGATTCATTTTATTTTTATAAATACGTTCCATGCCTTACTCGTTGCTAATTCCTAAATCTCTCTGAGCTATTTTATAACCTATGATTCGCATTGCCTGAAATTGATTTGTATTATGAACAAGAGAAACAAGAGTTATAACATCACCAGCTTTCTTACAGAAATGACAATAAAATACTTTTTCATCTCTATTTAAACAAAATGATCTTTTATTAGTTGCTTTGCACAATGGACAGCGTAATTTTAATAACCCATCTTCTTCTGTTACAGTTATATTTTCTTTTATTGCTTCAATACAACTTAGTTCTTCCCATATTGAAAACCGTTCTACAAGGTCTTTAGATCGTAATTCGCACTTACTAACAAGTTCTCTAATGAGATCTATTGTCTTTCTTTGAGCTTTTAATCTTCCCCATGTAAAGTCTCTTAAAGTTCTTCCACTTAGAGTTGATAGCGAACATAACTCTTTAATCGAATAACCGCATGAGTGAAGTTTAGCTATTTCATTTTTCAATTTTCGTATCTCTTCAAGATCATAACCATCTCCATATATTTCTTTTAGTTCCTCTAATGTATACATATTCCATTCCTTCCTGTTTTGTATTTGTATTATATTGACAGGACTCGAACTTTTTCTCAACATAATTTTCTCCTACTTCTTTGTATGGTCGTACACTATTCCTAGTTAATTAACTTTACAGGGGTAGCTCCCCTTATAGGAGAATGATCATGATTCCAGTTTCCATTTTGATTCCATTAATTACAGCAGCATTGTCAGCAGGTTCCGCTGCCTATGGTGCTCGCCAGCAAAATAAGCAATTTAAAGGAGATGTAAAAAATCCTCCACTATTTCCTACAATGGATCCTGAACAGCAGCAACTTGTTGATCTTTTGAGAAAATTGGGTGGTCAAGGTGCTGAAAGCATGTACGGCAATATCATGCAAGACCCTAATAAGGCTTTTGATCCTATGGAAGATCTTGCTCGTAAGAATTATATGGAAAAGACTATCCCTAGTCTTTCAGAAAGATTTGTTCAAGGTGGTGGTCAAAGAGGAAGTGCTTTTGCTAGGGTCTTAGGATCTTCAGGTGCAGATTTAGACGCACAATTACAAGCACAAAGATCTCAATTTGGTGAGAATAGATACGGTATGCAACAAAGTTTGTTAAATACACTTCTTTCAGGTGGCATGCAAAGAAAATTTGAGCCTATTATGCAAAATAGAGGCACGAATCCTTGGTCTTCACTCGGTGGTGCTGGTATGCAATCTATACCAAATATCATTAATGCTCTTTATCCTGGTCAACAAAAACAAGATGGAAAAGGGGTATAGGCATGGTTATGATAGTAAATCGTCCTTCTGGATGGGAACCGTTTGCTGAGGGACTTGGTAGCGCAGTAAATACTTTTGCTAAGCAAAAGGCAGAGCAAAACGCTTATGAGTTACTTAAAGAAACACAAGATAAAGCAAAAGCTTTTTCTATTCTTGGGCCAGATGCTTATAAAATGTATAAGCAATATGGAAATATAGCTGAAAATGCCAGCAGGACAGAGAATGAAATTAAATATGGAACAGGAGCAGTTGATCAAACTATTCAGCAACCTATTTCTGGTACCCAACAACCGCAATCAACTTATCTTGAGCAACAACCACAACAGGTAAAAAAACAATCTGAATTGCTCGACAAACTTAATATGCTTGCCGGACACTATCAAAATAGACTCATAGGCAATTTAGGCACAGAGCCACAAGGGCAACAGCCATTGATCCCAGGAAGAGAGCAACTTTTAGGTGGTCAATTTCCTAGAGGATTTATGGAAGCACCACAGCAATTTGGTGAGCATGCACAAAATGCTAATATATTACGTTCTCTTTTGGGTGCTCAAGGTAGAGAAGAGGGACGTTTGGCTGCGGAACCGATACCACAAACTCCTATGCAACAACCATCGCAACAAGAACCAATAAAGCCTAAAGCATTAAAAGAATTACCAATAGAAGATCAATTAAGAAATCTTGAATCTGCTGTATTAAATAAACGTTTAGACCCTAAATCAGCAAAATTAATTCAAAATAGACTTCAAAAAGAACTTGAACAAAAACAAGCCGTAGATGAAAAAGTTTTAACAGATTTAAAACCAACTATCGATAAAGCAGAAGCGGCTCATGAAATTATTAATACAGTTAATAATCTTGAAACTCTTGAACAATCAGGAAATTTAGATACGCCAAGTCAAAAAACTTTTGCTGGTCTTATTGATAAGGCTTTCGGTGAAGGTTCTGGCACACAGTTTCTTTCAGGAGACTCGCAATTATTTGAAAAATATGGCGCATCTTTTCTTAAGAACTTAACAAAAGGTGTTGGGTCACGACCAAGCGTTGTAGCTTTACAAGCCTGGATGAAACAATACCCTACGCTCTATAATGATGCTGCTGGTAGAATTCCTATTTATAAGGCATTAAAAGCTGCCGCTAATTTAGATCTCGATTATATAAATGAGATGAAAGCTCTTAAAGAAGAAAATAATGGTCATTATCCAAGAGATGCTCGTTCGCAACTTCTTGAAAGAATGCGCTATAAATCGTCAATTAATGAAGAACGAACATTACAAACTCTTAATGGAATACCTCAAAATGTTCTACAATCGCTAGGTGATCCTAATACTTTAGCCCCAGGAAAAGTAAGAAGATCGAAAATAACAGGTCTCAATTATAAAAAAGGTTTAAGCGGACAATTCGAGGTGGCATAATGGAACAAATGTATGAAGATATTGATATAGGAAGCACTTCATCAGTATCGCAACCTATGCAACAAATGAATTCTTTTCCTCAAAGTAATCAACAAGCTACTCCGCAACAACAAATGTATGAAGATATCGATCAACCAGATACTTCTTCTTCGCTTAGAACCGTAAAACAATTAGGTTCAAGATTAGTTGGTGGTCTTGCAGGTGGTGTTGGTGGAATGGCATGGCTTGGAGCAAAAGCTATAGATTTAGCTACAGCCGGAGGGCATGCTCTTCAAGAAGCTTCTCCTTTAAGAGGACTTTCTCCTGTTAAACTAGATTTAAGAACAAACCTGGCTGAACATATTCCAGACGTTCTTTCAGCAAAAGGATTTAAGGAAAAGATAGCAAAACCTTATCTTGGTGAAGAGATTGAAGAAAGAACAAAAGGAGAAAGAACTGCTGGTGATTGGGCAGAAACACTTGGCGCTTTTTTAACTCCAATACCTGGCTTAGGTGCTGGAGCAGGAGTAGCAAAGTTAGGCTTAAAGGGTGCTTCAAAGGTAGCTGCTAAAGGTCTTGGAAAAGCAGCTATTCTTGCAAGCACTGATCAAGTTACTGACTTTTTAACGAAATCTTTTAAATTACCTGAAAAGTTTGCAGCACCAATAAGAATAGGTTCTGTTTTTGCAGCCGCTTTAGCGATGAATAAAGGAACTCTTGGAGCAACTAAAAAGGCTTTTTATGATGAATCTAAAGAATTAATTGGTGATAGTACTATAGCAAGAAATGAACTTAAGACTTTCTTACCTAAGTTAACTAAAGCTGTTAACGAAGAAACTATTGGTTCTATGAATAAAAAAGCATCTCTTCTTCACGATGCAATATTAACAAACAAAAAGGTTCCTATAAAAGAAATGCAAGGTTTTACAAAAGAGTTAAATCAACTTCGTTTTGGATCAGCAGGTAAAAACTTAACAGCAACTATGAAAAATGAACTTGGAGATATTTCAGCATCTTTTAAAGAAGATCTTGCAGAACTTGGTAAAAAAACAGGCTCTGAAGGAATAGCGAAATTCTTACAGGCTGAAGAACTACATCAAGGAAGTGTTGCAGGAAGCAATATGTGGAAATGGGCAGAGAATTCTCTAGAAAGGATTAGCAATGTAAATCCACTTACTAAAATTTTTCTTGGTGGAGCTTTAATAAAAACGCTGCCAGCTGCAGCAACAATGGCCGGTGGAGCATTAGCAGCCAATGCTGCTCTTAGTACAACGCAAATCGTTAAAAGCTTAAAATATCCTGCTGTAAGAGCTGCTTATGCTAATGTTGTTAATAGCGCTATAAAAGGAAGCAGGGGAGCTTTTATAAATCATGTATCTAAATTAAATGCTGCTTTAAATGCGTCAGAAAATAAATGAATTAATAAAAAAGCATTAGAAAGATAATAAATCCAAGAAATAATCCAGGCAAAAGAATAAAACTTACACAAAGAGGTGCTGCAATAATAGAAACAAGATATAAAGAAAATATCGCTATTGTTATAGTAAGTAAGAAAATGAAAAAAGGAACAAAGATTTTTTCTTTTAAGAAAACTATAAAATTTCCCATAATTTCCCCTAAAATATAACCTAATTACTATTAACTTAAACCATTTTATTAACAAAGTCAACAAGGAGAGTCTATGTTACACGCTATTATCTATTCTTTAATCTGTTTCTTTACGGTTATTGCTGGTGGTATTGCTCGTTCTGAACAACTTCCTATAGTGCTCGTTAATGGCATTATGGCTGATGACAAAGACATGAAGCCTTTAGAAGAACAAATACATAAAGCATTACCGAATGCCTATGTTAAATCAGTACATATTCTTAAAGGTAAATGGACATCTTGGAAGAATATGTATGAACAAGGTGAAGATCTTTGCCATGATATAAAAGCTGATCCTAAGTTAAAAGATGGCTTTATCTTTATTGCTCATTCTCAAGGTGGTCTTTTAGCTCGTTATTATGTTCAGCAATTTAATAATCCTAAGTGTGAAACTCTTATTACTTTAGGATCTCCTCATCAGGGAACGTTTGGTCTTCCAGGAAAGATAGATGAGCGTTTGAAGTTTTTGAACTATTTTGAAAATGCTGCTCGTTGGTTCTTATACCGTTCCTTTATGCAGAATCATGTGAGTTGTGCTCAGTATTACCACAACACCTTACATGTTGATCAGTATCTTAATAGATGCAACTTTCTTCCTTACCTTAATAATTCCAAGCCGCATGATCTTAGCGAGCACTACAAGGCAAATATAGTTGCTTTAAAGCATTTTGTTATGGTTAATTCTACAGCGGAAGCAATAGTAGAACCTGCTTGTTCATGTCACTTTGGTTTTTATAAAGATAGCAGCAAAGAGATAGAAGAAAACCTGATAGAAACATCATGTTACAAAGAAGATTCTTTGGGGTTAAAAACTCTTGATGATGCAGGAAAATTATATTTACTCTGGTGTAATTGTGCACATACAGATTATCAAGAAGATGGAGACTGTTTCAAAAGATGCATACTTCCTTTTTTAAAGAATGAGGAAGATTCTGGGCTCAAGATACTTTTAGATTATGATGAAGAATGTTAGATATCAACGATCAAAGATCTAATTGAGAATCTAAATACTGATCGCTCATTTTTAAATCCCAACTAAAGTCTTCATCTTTAAGACTCTTTAATAAAGCAAAATGGATCCAGGAGTTAAACTCTTTGGATCCATTTTGCTTTTTTACGAATAGCTTCTAATATCTCTGGTGGAATAACAATCGTTGTTCTGGCTGCCTTGGGTGTAAGGGCCATGATTAACTCCTTTTATCGTATTTAGTCTCTTCTGCTAATTGTTTTATTATGGCACGAGAAATCCAGCGAGCCATAGTCTCGTTTCTCCTGGCTGCTATTACTTTGATCTGTGTTTTAAGTTCTGGGTATATATCGAAGATGATGCGCATTCGTTTCTGTTCACTCATTCTTGCTCCTTTCGTATACCATTATATACAAACTTTTTAATTTCATGCCAGAAGTTTTTTGTAAAGATCGATACTTATTTTAGTAAGTATTAATCCTTTAATAGGAGGCTTATCATGGCCGTAAAGAATCACATACCTCAAAATAACTATGGTTTTCCACAACCATATGCAGTAGGTGCCCCGGAACCTATAATAACTAATCGTGCCCCAACGGGAGCCGATAAAGGTTTACCTGGTCAAATGTGGGTCGATGTTCCAGCTGCTACCGTTTATGTAAATGCTGGTACAGTTAATGGTGTAACTACATGGACCACTAACCCTTCGGGAGCATTAGCAGTAGCTTCTATGACAGTTTCTCCAGGTAATCTTCTTGTTGATACTGGTACGCTTACAGTTGCTGGTGCTTCTACGTTAACGGGTGCAGTTGGCATGGCTGCAGGTTTGACTGTTGGCACAACGGCAGTTGTTGGTACCGATCTTACTGTTGGCGGTGACACTATCATGACAGGCGGCCTCACAGTTGGCGGCGACCTAATTATGAACGGTGACTTTGATCTCACTTCAACTGATTCAATATCCTTTACCACAAGTTCAAATGCGGCAGATGCGATGGCCTTTCTTGCAAATGGTGGCGTCGCTGAAAAAATTACCATAACCGCAAATCAGGGAACTTCCGCTGACAGTGTTTCACTTATATCAACAGCTGGTGGTATAACCCTTACTTCAGGTCTTGCTACAGCGGATGGCATTAATATAAATGCTGGCGCAGTTGGTGGCATTGATATCGATTATGGAACCTCTGGACTTTCGATCGTCGGTGCAAATGGTGCTGCAACAATAAATACAGGTACAGGTGCAATTAATATTTCTTCTGATGCAGCAGGAACTACGGTAAACGTAGCAACTGGTGCTGCTGCTAAATTGCTTACCGCTGGTTCAACTAATGGTGCTTCTGCTACAACTATTCAATCAGGTACTGCTGCTATGACACTCACGGCTGGTGGTATTCTTGATGCTAACGTAGTTGGCGCAGTAACCGTTGATACAGCCGCAAGTATTTCTCTTGATAGTGCTACAGCTTCTAATTTTACGATTACAGGTGCTGCTGATCTTACGTTATCCTCTACTGCAGGTTCTGTCATTGTTAAAGGCGAAGAAGCAGTTAACGATGCAATTCAGCTTACTTCGGTAGCTGGTGGTCTTACTGCAAACGTTGGCCTTGATGCAATTATAACTACCGCAGGTGCTCTTGATCTTAATGCAACTGGTGCAGCTACTCTTGATGCAGTCTCGTTCTCTCTTGATTCAACAACAGCATCTAATGTAAGCGTAACCGGTGCGGGTCAAGATTTAACCTTGTCGAGCACTTTAGGTTCAGTTGCTATTAGTGCTACGGAAGCTTCTGCAACAGCAGTAACTATTTCTGCTTCAAATGCAGCAGGTGGTATTGTTGTTGATGCTGGTTCAAATGGTATTTCTCTTGATGCTACAGCTGGTGTAATTGATATTAATTCAAGCACTGGTTTGGTAACCATGACTCCTGCTACAGATACGCAAGCAGCAGCAGCTGTTACTATTAATGCTAACGTTGGTGTAGGTACCTTTACTGGCCTTACTACAGCAGCAGCCGCAGCAGAAGTACTTACCGTAACAAACTCTATTTGCACAGCTACATCGGCAATACTTTGTACAGTTGCTAACAAAGGTGCCGCAGATGCGCAGATGACAATAACTCGTGTTGTTCCTGGTGCAGGATCGTTTACAGTTACTTGTACTAACTATGGCGCAGCCGCACTTAATGGCGATATAATTCTTACTTTCTGGATTGTAAAAGCCTAAAATATTCTTCTTTTTCTCTCCTTGTTATACATATCCCAGTGCAGATCGTTTTCTGTACTGGGATATGCTTAGGCTGAAAGATAAAACATGAGATATATAAAAGTCTGTTTTAAGTTATTTTTACGAGCCATTAAAAGAAAAATTTTAAAGAGAGGGAATAAGAAATGAGTAAGATTAAAGCGATACAGTTAACTGGTATTAATAGTAGTTCTATGGGTGTTACTTTTAAAGAAATTGGCGATCCTTTGACTGTTTCTTGTGAACTTATTCGTATTGTTAATGCTTCAGATAAAGATATTACTATTTCTTTAGATGGCGATCTTCCCCATGATTATGTCCCAGCATCAACAACACTTGAACTATCTCTTCCTGAAGGATCTTTTGCTGTAGGTTCATCTTTTTATGCTCGTGGTACTGCAGGAACAGGGATAATTTATTTGTCCGGCTATTGGACAACTTTATAAAGGAGAGAAGATGAGCATAGCTACAAGAATTAATGTAGACCCAGTAAGAAGTAGAGGATTTGCTACTATAGGCGCTGGTTATTTATCTGTAGGTGATCCACTAGATCATGCTTCAACATTGTTAGTATTTATCAATGATACTAATGTTACTTTGATGATTTCTTGGAATGGCGTTGAAGATCATCAACCTATTTTGCCTGGTGGTTTTGTACAAGATATTTCTACAAATAGATCTTTTGAGGGTGGTTATTATGCTCCAGAAGGCCAACAATTTTATATTAAGCATATTGGCGTAGCTCCTACAAGTGGTTCATTCTATATAACCAACTATTATAGCGATGAATACTAGGAGAGAACGATGAGTCAACTTATAAGAAAAGATAGTGCAATTATACCAATAGTTGGTGCAGTAAAAACTATCATTCCTGATTCAGGTGATGATGTTACACCTAATATTGCTGGTGAAATTAATCTCGTCGGTGGTGATAATATAAATACGGTTGGTGATAATGCTACGCATACCGTTACGGTTAATCTAGATAAATCAATTAGTCAGCCAGACACTAATGCAGCTGGAACTGAGGGGATGTATTCCCTTGGCAGCAATAGATTTATGCACAATTATGGATTAGATAATACTTTTCTTGGTGAAGATTCAGGTAATCTTACTTTAACTGTACCAACAGCTGCTCAAAGCGTTGGAATAGGTTATAACAGTCTAAATTCTGTTACGGAAGGATTTAGAAATACTGGAACAGGAGCATATTCTTTAAGTTCTTTAACTGATGGCGATATGAATTCTTCAGTAGGAGCTTTTAGTCTTGATGATATAACAACTGGAAATCAAAATAGTGTTCTTGGAGATGCTGGTCTTTCTGATCTTATTTCTGGTGATAGAAATTGTGCCATAGGTGCATCCGTAGGAAGTGCTTATATAGGAGCAGAATCTAATAATATTCTTGTAGGTGCATTAGTAACCGGTACTCTCGGAGAATCTAATGTAACACGTATAGGTGCCGCTCAGAATGCTTGTTATATAGACGGTATAATAGGAGTAACTCCTGCTGGTGTATCATCTATTACCGTTACTGATGTTAATGATCAACTTGGTACTATAGCGCTTACCGATGGACAACTTCTCATCGGATCAACAGGTGCTTCTCCAGTAGCTGCATCAATTACTGCTGGCAGCAATATAACTGTTACTCCAGGAGCTGGTACTTTAACTATTGCTGCATCTGTTACTGATGTTGTTTGGCAGAGTGTTTCAGGAAGTAATATTCTCGTAGTAAATACGGGAAATATAATGGATTTGGGAGGTCTTTCTACTCAGACATTACCAGCATCGCCATCTTTAGGTGATATTATAGAAATTGTTAACGCGACTGTTGCTGTTGGTGTTCGTATTTCTCAAAATAATGCTAATCAAAGAATACGTTTTGGAGCTTCTACAACAACTAACGGGATTGGTGGCTATTTAGAATCTACGCAAGTTGGAGATACTCTAAAAATGGTATGTACTTTTTCTTCTGTTGGAATAAAACAGTGGACAGTTGTTAGCAGCATAGGTAACTGGACAATAGTTTAGGAGATGCCATGGCACAGCAAAATGCTTTAAATAACAGATCGAGTACGCTAACGGTTGATAATGCATTAACGGTAACTGCTGGCGATGCTACAGTATCTGCAGGTAATGTAAAATTACCAACTACGACTGCAACAACGGGACAGTTACAGATTAATGCGACTAGATTTCTTCATGGATATGGAACTAATAATGTTTTTCTTGGTTCAGGTGCAGGAAATTTAACTTCAACGGGAACCGGTGAAACTATTGGAATTGGTTTTACAACACTACAAGCGATAACAACAGGATCACGAAATACATCAATAGGCCATGCCTCACTTAACGGTATAACAACAGGTGTGTTTAATACTGCCATTGGATGGGAGGCAGGCGGTAACAATACAGGAGCTGATTCCTCTAATATTTATCTTATGCATAATGGTATATCTGGCGAATCACACATGATGCGCCTTGGTATTGATGGTACTGGCAACGGTGCAGTAGACACTGTGTATCTTGCCGGTACGAATGCCAATATCTCAACTGCAGCAGCAGCAGGTACCATTAACATAGCGACTGGGGCAGGCGCCAAGGTCGTGACTCTAGGATCGACCAGCGGAGCATCTAGTCTTGCTCTAAAAATTGGTACTGCTGACTTTTCTATTGCCTCAGCAACTGGTACTGTCATGAATATCTTAGATACTGGTGAAATGACGATGCCCTTACAGCCAGCATTTTTGGCTACTCATTCAGCAGCACAAAATAATGTAACTGGTAATAATACGACTGTGACAGTAAATTTTACTACAGAAGTTTTTGATCAAAATTCTGATTATGATGGTACAAATGCTTTTACAGCACCTGTTACTGGAAGATTTCAATTTAACGTCGCTGTCTTTGTATCTGAATTAGCAGCTGGAGCAAACCAGGGTGAAATAGCAATAGTTACATCGAATAGAACTTATAATTTTGGTGATGCTGCGTGGGGTCCTAATCGTGATTTAGGAAATCAATATGCTGTTAATGGATCTATTTTAGCTGATATGGATGCAGGAGATACATGCCATATTACTCTTCGGGTAAATGGAATTGGTGCTGATACAGCAGATATTCCAGCCGCAGTAAATTCTACTTTTTTTTCTGGTAATTTAGTTTGTTAAAAGGATCGTAGCCATTACGCAGTAGGAGAATAAATGAAAATATCAGTTAATGATATAGAACTTTTTACGCTATCTCAAACGCAACTTGATGTTATTGCTAATGACATACCAACAACAGAATTAGAAGAAGATCTAAAAAGAAGATTGGAATGGGTTTTAGAAACAAAATATGATGAATGTTATAAACGCCTATTTAATGAATGGTTTCCTAAGTTGGCTGATCGTGGTGTGCAATCAATACCAACTGATAAAGATCTTTTTGCTCAATTAGTTTTCAGTCAACCGGACTATAAAGACAGAGCTATGCGTGATGCTGCTTCGCAACCATTAGGAGAGTGAGATGGTAGCTCCAAAGAATCAAAAACGTTCATTACGCTCGGGATTAAACCCCTTAGCGTATGAAGGAGTAGAGCCTTCTTCTCCTAGCAATATGTCTACTGATGTACGAGACCCTGTAAGTGGTACTTCTAGAGACTATCAAGGATTTGAAGTTGGTGATGAATGGATTAATAGAACAACTTTAGATGTTTTTAAATTAGTCTCTAAAGATGGTGGTGTTGCTACTTGGTTAAAGTTCATAGAAGCTGATGGCGACGTTAAATATCTTACTGATGATGCTAATACTGTTGTTAATGCTGATGCTACTGGTGGTATTAAAATTGAAGGTAGTACGTTAGTTCACACTCTTTCTGGAGTAAATAAATTAACTATTAATCTTGATGGAGCAGTTTCTTCTTCTTATCTTACTGATGATGCTAATAGCGCTGTTCCTGCTCTAAATGTATTAACAGTAGCAGGTGCTCATAATAATAATACAACATCGGCTGGCTCTACGGTCACCATAAATGGCGATAATATTATCACTCTAGGTGATCTTGTTGATGTTACAGGAGCAGATGCTTTAACATTAACTACAGGTGATATAACTCTTACTGCTGGCAGTATTAATATGCCTCACACTGATGCTACTGGTGTCACAGGAGTCATAACAAATAATGGTAATCGTTTTATCCATAACAAAGGTGTTCACAATACGTTTGTTGGTGATGAATCTGGTAATTTTACTATGGATCCCATACTTGCTCAGCAAAACGTAGGTGTAGGCCAAAGAGCATTATTTAGCCTTACAACAGGAAAGAATAATTGCGCTGTTGGTGTTGCTACTTTAGATAGTTGTACAACTGGGGAAAACAATAGCTTTGTTGGGCCTGGTATAGGTGGCGATATAACAACTGGTAGCAATAATTGTGGCATCGGTTTTGATAACTTTTCTTCTCTTACGACAGGATCTTTTAACATTGGTATAGGAACTAATGTTGGAGATGCGTATACGGGAGCTGAAAGTGATAATATTCTTATAAATAATACAGGTGTTGTAGGTGAATCTGGAACTATACGTATAGGTGTTACTGGAGCTGGTGAACAAACTCGTTGCTTTATAGCAGCAATACGAGGAACTACTACTGATGTTAATGATGCCATACCAGTACTTATAGATTCAGCTGGTCAACTTGGTACTATATCTTCATCTATTCGTTTTAAAGAGAATATAGAAGATATGGGAATAGATTCTAAAAAGATCTATGATTTACATCCTGTCACTTTTAACTATAAATCTGATGCTTCAAAAAAGAAGCAATATGGTCTTATTGCTGAAGAAGTAGCGCAAACATTTCCTCATTTAGCAGTAAAAGATAATGAAGGGAATATAGAAACTGTTAAATATCATGAATTAAATACTTTGTTGCTTAATGAACTTATTAAATTACATAAACGAGTTGAAGAACTTGAAGTTAAATTATCTACAAAGGAATAAATCATGAACAAAATAACTGCTTTTATTATTGCTGGTGTTCTTATGGGATCAATAGTTATAGTAAAACACTATTATCCATCGTATAAAGATGACAATGTAGTAGAAGAAAAGATAGAGAAAGTAGTTGAGTTAAAGACTGGTCTTGATATGGATTTAACGCCAACAACACCAGAAAAATAATAATAAAACCCAGCATGTAAAACCATACACATGCTGGGTTTTATCTTTTATTCGTTCTTATAAGCTATAGTTAATGCTGCTAAAAGACATAAGAGTCCTTGCAGTATTTCATAGTAGAGATCATAGCCGAATTGACTATTGTTTCTATATAAGAAGAACCATTTATAAAGATCACGTATACAGTCATAGATATATACGGTAGTTATGATAGCAGCTAGAGCAATAGCTGTTCTTTTTATGTATTGTTTATCCATGTCTCTATCCTATGGAGTAGGAAGTTTAGAAATAACTTCGAATGCCCTTTGAGCAAAGTTATCCACTGCGGCAGAGAAACCAGCATGAGCTTGGGGGCTAACAACCATCATAGTTGCCATGTAAGAATCATCACCTTGGCCATTGTTATTAAAGTTATGCATAACGCCTTGTGAGTCAACTATAAATGAAGTCCCTGCTTCTACGACACATTCTTCGGGTCTTCCAGCATGATAGTTACTAGAAAAAGATTGAATAGAATCAGCAGCACTATCAAAGTTTTCTTCATGATGATTACGATGACGTTTCTTCATACGGTGCTTGGTAACTGCAGAAGAAATAGCCATAGGGAGAGCTCCGCCTATTTTAATTCCTATATAGGCAATAGCTGCAAAAATAGGCCCGCCACCTTGTAATCTACCTTCTTGAGAAAGATGATAATCGCCTTGATTGTCTTTGTTGATCTTTATATACGATTGCTTAAGAAGTGATTGTAGTTCAGAAGGAGTACGTACTTTTCTTAGATTTTCATCCATAAAAGCGCGTTGCACTTCTTTAGTGTTAACTGAAAAATGTTCGTTGTTAAAAGAAGCACTGATAGTGCCTAGTTCTTGTCTGGCGAAGATGTTCTCTTTGGGAATCTCCATTGCCATCAAAGAACAAGGTAAAAGTAATAAGAGTTTTTTCATTGTTTTTCCAAGATTAGATCTAAATCATCATCAGTATCAGTAGTTGTAGTATTATCCAGTGAAGTCATGAGTACATCTATTTTTTTTTCATAAACTTCTTCATCATTGGTATCTACTTCATTGCTGCAAAAAGAATAAGAACCCAATAAGAGGCTACTTAGTACTATATTTTGCAAAAGATTCATAACGTTCTCCTTTGTTATAACACTCTGTTGCATAGTTCTTCCATGCTTCAAAGTTTTGTTTGCATGTATAAGTATTTTTAATATCTACACCTGTCTTATAGGTTTCGTAGGTAAGTTTGCAAGCACCAGCTACACCAACAGCGCAGAGAGTAATAAGAGCCATAGATTTAGGCATCCTAGGAAGCCATTGTGTATCTCTAATCCTATCACTACTGTCTAAGGAAGTTTGTAATACTTCTTGTGTATGATGGTTAATTGCTAAGTCACTAGCAGTATCTTCTATAACGTCAGTAAATTGTCTATCAGATTGAGTAGGAAATTGAGATAAGAAATCTCTACCAATAGTAACCTCTTTTAATTCTCTTAAGGGAGCCATTTTTTCTTTTGCTAGAGCAACGCCAATACCAGCAGCAGTTCCAGTAAGAGCAGTTTCATTATCTGAACAATGCTTATGAATGATGTTTTTCGTATGAGTCCACATAGATTGCTCTATTGGATGGTGTAGTTTTGATGGATCTGGCTGTCCATTAAAGATATGTAATGCACAAAGTGCTACTTTACCGAACATAGTATATTCCCTTCTAGGGTTTAAAGGTTTTCTTCTGTATACTACCAATAAAGTATTACATGTCAACAAGTATGTTATAACATACAAAGGTGGAAGAATGAAGAAGAGAATTTGTATTTATATAGAAGAAGAAACCCAAAAGAAACTGTATGAATTACTTTTAGATATGATTAAATCTGATGGTAAAATAAGGAGTACTTCTTTGTGTATAGGTAGAGCTATAGAAGAATCATATTCTAAGCATATACAGAAAAAATAACTGTTTTATACTCGTTATGCTTCATTACACTACTCTCCTTTTGGGGGACTCCAGTTTTTCTGGGGTCCTTTTTTATTTAAAAGAAAAACCCCTCTAGGTTCGTAAGCTAGAAGGGTATCACTCAGTGAGTGCGAAAGGCAGTGTAAGAACACTGGTTTCTAGGATTTATGATCGCATGACCCAATTAGGTTTATTGGTATCTTCAGATATTTGTTCATAGGGTTCTATCTCATTATCTGAAAGATGAACTTCTGCTATTGTGCCTTTTTCTAATTGATCATGCTCTGTTGGAGGACTATGGCGTATTATACGTTCTATCTTTGTAAAGGTATCCATGATTCTCCTTTTTTGAGTCTATAGTCATCTATACCCCCATAATAGCAGCATACGAATAAGGTGTTATTTAGGTAACAAAAAATGAAGAATAATTAAAAACAAGATAAAGAAAATAGAACTGAAGAACAGCACTTTTTTTGTCCAATACCACAATGAAGATTCTGTTAGACCTTCAAATTTCCATTTATTATATTGTTTTCTAAGTTCTTCTTCTGGAATACCATAAAAATCAGCTAAAGATTTATAAGTTTTGTCTTTGTTCAAACTAATGCTTAAGTTGTATCTTATGTCTTCAAATCCGTTTTCGGTAATTCTTTTCATAAAATCTATACACCCATCATAGCAGCATACGAATATCTCTTCATATAACTAATAGATGAACCGAGTCCTTGCTCTTCTGATTTTATTTGCCCTGATTCTGATGCCTCAATAGGTAGTACGCTTCTAAACCATTCTCCAGAAGAGTGCGTTAATTTAGTAACAAGTATCCATTTATCTTCTTTAAGCATCTGCGGTGTGAAAACCATCTTAAGACCATATTTAGCTAATGGCTTTTCATATGCGTCTTCGTAATCTTCAAGTGTAGAATATTTGCCACGATTACCTGTACCAGATTCCTTGAGGGGTAGTTTCTCTAACGTAGCCTTGGCAAGAGCAGTACTAATTTCAGCAATGGTAGATGACTGTTCGCCACTGGGTGTTAAACGATCAATTTTGCCCGACAACATACGTAAAACATCTTTAATGTCTCGTACATCTTTTGACTTGAGAAGCTCCAGCTCCGTTGATAATTTACTTACTAATTCTTGTATATTTATTTCGTCCACTAATTTATTCCTTCATCTTTTTTAAAATTTGTTCCTTTAATAATGTTTTCTAGATTGAGCGCTCGCTGAATATTATCTCTTAGAGCGTTGCTATCTGAAAACATTTTTGAAATAGTTTCTTTTCCTATGGCGATATGAGTTTTAATATTGTCATCTTCCGTGATGTAATCACGAGAAGTAAGTGTATTTAAAATAATGCGTGTACTTTCAAGACCATATTGCCAGGTGCGATAACGAAGATTTGCTGTTATAAGAGCAAAAAACTCCCCAGTACAATTTTCTTCACGATCAGTTTCTTTTTTTAATGAATCAGTTGCTGCAACAAGAAAGTTTTTAAAATTCTCTACCAGAACTTTTGCTTGATAATCAATGAATTCATTTTTAGTAAAGTCTTTTTTTTCTTCCACTATTTTGCTCTGCTTCGTCTATCTTTGATTTTAAGTATTTGTGTCAGTATTTCATGGAATTGGCTTCTTGGTATATCGGCGATAGAACGTAACCGATAACTATCAAGAAGTTGTTCTGCCATCTCTTCATTGCCATCAAGAGCCTTTTCTATTTCACGTATCTCTAATGAAGAAATAGTCTCTGGTAGTTCATCTTTATTGTTCTGGTTTCGGTTCAGAGCAGTACCCCGAGCAACCGTTTCACGCTCGGTGTACATTGCTCCTTCACCATCATCATCGTCGTTTGTTGCTTCTATGCATAAAAGAGCTTTGTAAGCCATACGCATAACAGCATCGTTATAGCTCTTAATAGCCTCAAGTGTGTTCTTTGGTGGCGTGAGTCTTATATGACTTGCTTTGAATTGGCCAGAAGTATGTAAGAGCTCGGTATGGAGAATATCGGGAGTATTATCATAGGAGCAGATACTGAAAGAGACAGACAAGCCATTTTTCTTCAACGCAGGACGAGTTACCTTAATAAGTTCTGCAAGATCTTCATAGGGAGACTTATGAAATGCGTTAATTCCTTTCATATGAGCAATTTCAAACTCTCCTTGAGCAGTTGACAAGGCAGATGCTAATTCGTTTAACTCAGTTGATCTTTCAGGGAATTCTCGCTTTGTTTGTTCAGCAAGCAAGAGTTCTTTTATAGTAGCGAGCTCTTGTAAGATTCTATCTTCCATGGTGCTGGCTCCAGATAAAGAAGACATTAGTAGCTAATAAGATAAGAAGACTTCCCCAGAAGAATATCTTGAGACTATAGGGTAATGGTTTTCCTACTGGTTTCTTGCGATACGGTCTTCTTAAAGCCATCTTAATTTTCTTCATTTTCTACCTTAGCGCTTCTTATTGCATCATAGAGTTCAGAGATTTGAGGCCAACTTGCTTTTACCCATGATTCTACTGGTCGTAGTTCTTCAGTAATCTCATACATTTTTATGTAAGTTTTCTGAGCTTCTTCTTCTCTGCCCTTATTTTGAAGATATTTAGCTCTATTGGCATGGAACGCAAGTCTTTTTACAAGTAGATTTGCATGAGTTTCTGCTAGTTCTATATGTTCTTTTAAGGTCTTTCCGTAACGCTTCGACATAAATACTCCCATATAAAGATTTGTTTGAGTGGTTATATCTTATGCTTACGCATTTTACAACTATCCATGTACGAGACTTGTAACGAATAACCACTCTTTCTTAGTATAGCGGTTCTTCTATAGTAGCGCTAGTGACAAATGTTAAGTTATTTGTTAAACTATTAAGAGTAAAATAATATTCTTATAACTACTTATGTGAGTTTTAATATGTATAGTAGCGCTAAAGAAGAGCATTTTGATCTCTTTACGAAGCCTAAATTTCATGAAGTAAGATCTGCTTCTGGTTCAGAAGATACTGGTATGTATAAAAAGTATAAGCATAACGTAGTAACTTTGGATTATGTTGTTGAGTACTTCAAATTTGAAGAGCGTAAGCGTCGAGGTTTTTCAAGTCCTTATCTTACTAAGAATCCCTATGAAGGTTCTTTTTCTGATTATGTAGAAGAACTTGAAAAGAAGTATGCAGAATTACCAGCTGCACTGTCTCACGAACGAGTTATATCGGCTCTTGAAGAGAAGTATAAGAAGGCCATGGCATCGCTTATCTAAATATGGTAGGTTTTTTGATAGAGACCTTCCAGGGGTAAAGGGAAATTGGTGTGATTGATGTCCTCGATGATTGTGTTAGTCATCAACCCCTGGAGAAATAAAAGGATTACTATGAAAAGATTATTATTTTTATGCGTTCCACTCTTTGCCATGGAGAAGAAAGAAACTCCTAAAGTAGAAGAAGAGAAGCATGCTGATGTTCGTCCTTTGTTTAGACAAGACGCCAAGCATAATGTTTTAGTTATCAATGACAAAATAATGCGTTGTGATGTCTGTGGTATGCCAGCAGTATCATTTTATGTTGATTCTGAAGTAGGTGCTGTCTCGTGTCGTTGCGCAGCACATAAATAAGATATAGGGAGAGAGATATGAAGCTGAGAGTGTGTCCTGTATGTTCTAAAGAGTTTCGTGTAACTGAGTGGGAATTTAAGCATGACTTGCATACATTTTGTACTATCTCTTGTAGGAAGATGTTCTTAAGGACACTTGTTGAGTGTAAAGAATGTAAAAGAACTTTTACTGTCTTTAAGAGTGTAGTGAAGAGAGAAAGAGGCAAGTTCTGCTCTTCTCAATGTTATCGATCATTTTGGGTTAACAACTATTCTTCTGCTCTTGCTAAGATGAAAAGACATAAGTCATATTAGTAGAGCGCTTTTTACTATCCCTAGTATATATTCTTTTTTATCTACTAAACTTAATAAGTAAGATTAGTGTTAAAAAAGAATTAAGAGAGCAAACTCTTGACGAATCTGCTCTCTTGTATATTCTTTCGCTATAGAGCCCCCTAAGGCTCGATTAGCGTATCTTAGATGTTTATGTGAACAATCCAAGATGCACTAATAAACTATGTTGCAGTTTATTAGAGGACATAAATGTCTCATAACCAAACCAAAAAATCAAGAGAAATAACAATAAACGCTTACTCTCAGGCATTTATTTCACTTTTATTCTCTCTTATATCCTATAAGATACATCGCAAACCAGTAAAGAAGTCACAGCAAGCTATTGGTTGTAGCATGGCTAAACATCGCCCTAATAAAAAGAAAACTCCTAGGCCTTATGTTAATGTGCTTATAAAACAAGCTACAGAGTTGGGCATAATTAAGCACTATGGTCTATATGAAGATAAACACTGGTATGAAGTCACTGATGCTTATAGGGATATGTTCTTTAAGATAGAGGCTCATTTTAAAGAATTAGCATGGTCTTTAGTAAGTTCTTTGCATTCTGGATGTGTTGATTCTATCGAAAATCTTACACTCTATTCTTCTTACTTACTTACTTTACTTAATAAACTATCTAAGAAAGATTCCCTACAAGGGAAGTCTGTGAGAAAAGCGTTCCTTTTCGAAACAGACCCTGATCTTAGGCTAAGAAGTGGCAGAGAAGAGTATGAATATCTTATGGAGAAGTATGGAGTTCCTTTTGTGCCAGAGTATGACAATGGCCTCGGTAATCGTGAGGCCATGAAAATCTTTAATACTGAGTTATTTGAGTTAGATGTTGCTGAATGTGAATTACTTCTTAGTCTTTAGCTTCGAGTCTTGAGCGAACTGTATAATCTTTTTGCACACAGTGCAGTCATACCATTCGCCTCTTGAATGGCTTAAGGAAAAACTTCTTAATCGTCTTTGCTGCTTGCTGAGCTCCTGCATATATTCATGAAAATTTGCAATTGCAATGTTAAATGAGCGCTCAATCTCTTGTTTTTCTATTTTATCAGGTAAAATGTACTCTTCGTTGTGCTTAATAAATCCTGCAAAGCATGTTGGACATAAGTTGAAGTCTCCACTTCTTGTTTTAAAGTAGTTACAGTCTTCTTGTTTTTTTATTTCGTTATTGCATTTCCAACAATGAGTCCAACAGTTTGGCATTACTAATCCTCTAGCTCTTCTATCTTTCTCTTTGCTCTCAGTGAATCTTCTTCATCACCTTCATAACTTTCAGTCTCATTTTCTTTTAAGACTTTCTTCCAGAAGGCTAATTCTTCTTTTTTATTTTTACGTTGTTGCATAGTTATTTTTCTTGTTTTTATTTTATTGATTCTTTTTCTAATATTTCTCTTCTAAGGCAATCTTTACACGCAAACTGCATTGCATGATTGCGACACCAACCAATTATAAAAAAATTTCCTTCTGTTGATACGTCTATTTCTTCATCGCAAAAAAAACAGTCTGCTTTGCCTTCTTCTAAGTGATCTTTTACGAATAGTAGACACATGTTTGAATTCCTATTTATTCTTCTTTAAATATTCTTCTATCAACTCCAAAAGTAAATCCTTCATCGTAATGCCATTTAAAGCACAATGCGACTTGAGCTCTTTAAGTTTTTCTTCTGATAAATTAATGTGTAACGATTTATTCATTTTTACTTCCCTTATTTTACAGATACATAAGTACATAATGCCATAATATACCGTCAATGTCAAAGAATATCTCCTTTAACTTTTTACTTTAAAATACTAGACTAGCCCTACCATATTCACTTCTATAAGAAGGAGTTGTGAATGAAGATGTCATATACTATTCTTGGGGAGCCAATCCCTCTGCTACGTAACCGTATCTCTTATCTCAGACGGGTATCCTATGATTCTCAGAAAGAGATAAAGCGCTATATAGCAATAGAGCTCGCCTATCAGCACGGTGATAAGCCTATGTTTAAAGCCCCTCTTAAGTTCACCGTGACCTATTACATGCCCATTGCTGAATCCTGGTCTAAAAAGAAGACTCTATTCTATGACGGTAAACCACACCATATACGATGTGATCTTGATAACCTAATCAAGATGAGCCTAGACTCAGCCAATAAAGTCCTTTACGAAGACGATGCTATAATCGCTATCATAGACGCTAAAAAAGTATTCTGTACTTCAAACCCACGCACTGAATTCACTCTTGAGGAGATAGTCGAATGAAAACCTCTAATCCTAACATAGAGAGTGAAAAGAAAGTTAAAGTAGATAAAGTAAAGAAAAGACAGTATCGCTATTTAGATACGTATAAAGACCTACTAACAATGCAGGACATTCCCGTTTCCGAACTCTTCTTAGATAGACTCGGCGAAGATCTTCTTCTATGGGCAAAACAAGAGACTTCTCTCAATCTTGGTGACTTCTTTAATGCTAAGCATATTTATCCAACTACCTATGCTCGCTGGCGTAAAGTACACCCATTTTTTGATGAACGAGTACATCTAGCTAAATTTATGCTTGGTGTTCGTCGTGAACGTGGCGCTATACTCAAGAAATATGATTCCGGTATTATCAGAGAATCAATGCCCATGTACGACCCTGAATGGAAAGAACTCAAAGAGTGGGCTACTAAGTTAGCTAAACTAGAACAACAACAAGAAGATATACTCCTCAAGCTTGAAAGCTATAAAGTAGATGACAAAGGAATTGAAACTCCCCTTTGAAGCCTGGGTTCATCAACGCCCATTGCTCACCGCATTCCTAGAAAAGGGTTATAAACGCGGCATCTTGATCTGGCACAGAAGGGCCGGAAAAGATGTTGCTGCGTTCAATTTAACACTACGCCTGGCATTAAAGAACCCCGGCACCACTCACATTTATATGCTCCCAACTATATCTCAATCTCGTGCTGTCATCTGGTCAGCAACCCTAGGAACAACTGGTAAGCGCTTCTTAGACTTTATACCACCTGAGATACTGGCAAAGAAGTCGGAACAGAACATGGAGCTTACATTAATTAATGGCTCAGTTATTAAAATATGCGGTAGCGATAACTATAATCGTCTTGTCGGTTCTGAGGCATATTCTTTAATATTCAGCGAGGCGTCGTTGATGGACCCCCAGGCTTGGGATTATCTGCAACCGATCATTCGTATGAACCAGGGAGTCGCTCTCTTCATCGGTACGCCACGTGGCTGCAACTTCTTCAAGGATTGGTGGGATAATGCGCTAAAGCACCCAGATATCTGGTTTACTCAGATGCTTACCGTGGATGATACCAAACTACTATCCCGTGAAGAAATTAATGGCGCTATCGAACGCGGTGAGATCTCTAAGGAGAAGTCAGCTCAAGAATACGATTGTTCTTTCCTCTCACTTAATGAGCAAACCTACTATGGTTCTTATATGGACGATGCCAGACTTTATGGTCGCATTGGTGATTACCCTTACAATCCTAATCTACCAGTCCATACTTTCTGGGACTTTGGCCACCGCGACCAGACGATATGCCTATTCGCGCAGTTAGAGCAGGGTAAGATAATTATCATCGATTCTTATGGTAATACTGGACAGGGATTTGAACATTATGCTCAGATGTTACAATCAAAGAAATATGTTTATGGTACGCATATTGGTCCCCATGATTTAAGGCAGCATGAGCAAAGTTCAGGTAATACTCGTTGGTCAAAGATGCATAGTCTTGGTTATACCTTTAAGATCTGTATTCAGACGAGTGTGGAGAATGGTATAGAATCCGTGCGTTCTATGCTTGGTAGGACTTACTTTAATGAGTCTACAACGAGAGAACTTATTAAAGCCTTAGATAACTATAGATCTGAACGTGTATCAATAGAAGGTGCAACGTTATCGAAGCCAAAACATGACGCATATTCTGATTGGGCAGACGCCTTACGTTATTGTGCATTAATGGTTCCTACGATTAAACAAGACGGAATAACGGCTGAGCAACTCCACAAGCTAAGACAATCAGCGCTGTATGGTAATAGTAATAACCCATTCTTTACGTAATACTTCATGTTGACAAATGTAAACAGATAATCTATACTATCTCTATAACTCATAGGGGGATGTATGGATAGTGTTAAGAGATCAGGGGAGTGGTCTTTGATAGCAGCGCAATTGAGCGAGATAAAGAAGAAGTTAGATTCACTAGAAGAGATTGAGAAAGATCTTACCAATAAGCTGATTGAATTATCTGATGGAGTATCATCTTTTGATGACTCTGGAACTCATTTTGTTACGTATGAGAAAAAGGGTTCTATTCAATACAACAAGATACCAGTCTTGCAAGGTCTTTCCCTTGAAGAGTTTCGTAAGCATAGTTCATTGTGTTGGCGACTTGAGACAAAAGAGTTTAGAGAATTAAGAAAAGAGAGAGGTTTGTCGCTTTCTTCTAAATGGAAAAAAGTTTATGGAAAAGGAGATTAATAATGATAATTTCATACATTAATTTAACCATTTCTTTTTTTATAGTCTTTGGTCTTGCTGCACTCTATTCAAAGATTAAAGAAATACATAACGAGATCTTGAATATTCGTAATAGATTGCATTATCTAGAGCATACTCATGAAAATCATTTTGAAGATCTTAAGTCGTACTATTCAAAAAGGAATATAGATTGAAAGATTACACACCAGAGGGCTATATTCGCACCACTTTCTATCTAAAGAAAGAACTTAAGGAGCGTATTCAACAAGAAGCTTTGTTGCAACGTCGTACGATTACTGAGGTGTTTAACAAAGTTATTGAACAGCGCTTTGATTTGTGGGATGAGCATGAGCCAATGGGAACAATTGGAAAAGATAATGTTTCTTACTCAGTTCAAGACATTGTAGATAGAATCATACAATTAGAAAGAGATAGATGACGCTCTTGTATCATATCGCCTCCTTTATAGTTATCACTGTAGCGCTTCTTCTTAATTGGGCAGCTTCGGATGAGAATCTGGGAACTTTTTTGTTTTCTACTGTTCTCTTTGCATCCATTCTTTATGTTATTTTTGGAAGATGAAAAAATGAACTGGATAAAGACGAGTGAGCGATTGCCTGAAGAAACAAAAGAGGTTTTAGTTTATCTAGATTCTGAATGCGAAATATATAAAGCATTCTTTGAAGATAAACGCTGGCATTTGCCTGTTCAAGGATTAGTTTGCAAAAAAGATTATTTTGATTTCTGGTATCCATTTCCGGAATTTCCAAAGGAACAAAAATGAAGTGGATAAAGACGAGCGAAAGATTGCCTGAAATAGATAAGCCAATACTTATTTTTTATGGTACCAGTAATATCTTTCCTTGTTATGTACGTTTAGGTGCATTTATAAATCCTACAAAAGTGCCTAAATTCGATCTTGAAGATTATCCATTCCTGAAAAAAGGTGATAAGTATCAGTGGGTTGTATTTGATACTAATGGAAATTTTCTTTATCCGAACGAACACTCATTCCCTAATTATGAAGAAACATTTTATCTATTTAATGAATTTACTTATTGGATGCCCCTACCCGAACCACCAGAGAATTTATAAGGAATAAAATGAAAATGGAAATTGTACGCGATATAAAAGACGGTCTTCCATTAGAGTATGAGACTGTTGGCATTAGATTTAAAAATGATAAAGTGACCCGCAAGGCTTTCTTAAAGCATGGCAACGATGGTGTTGACTATTGGGTGCTGCCTGATGCTTCATACATTCCTGTAAAAGAACTGCCTTTGTATGAACCTCTTCCTTTTCTTAAAGAGAAAGAGATCAACAAGATGATCTTAACTAAAGAAGCAGGAAGAGTATTAAAAGAAGCTCTATCAAAGGCAATAAATAAGCCAAAGGAATAACATGAAACGATTACTTATATTTCTAATGTTACCTCTTTGTGGAATGTCTCCAAAAGGAACGCCACGGCATAAGAACTTTGATCGTCATGTATCTTTTGATAAAGACATGAATTCTATTCCGCTTCCTGGACAGGTAGAACTACGAGATGATGTTGAATATCTTCATATTGCGTATGATAAAACTCGAGATGTAATTCATCGACAAGAAGGTTCATTACAATTTATTGGACAATCTCTGCATGTTTATATGGATCGAACTGATTCTCTTTTGAAACGAATAGAATCGTTAGAAAGAAAAATCAATAAAAGACCTTGGTATAAGAGAATGAACTGCTTTAGGAGAAGATAATGCCGTTTAAAGGATTAGAAGGTCTTTACGAGTTACCTAATAGATTTAATGATAAAGGTGACAATTCTTTTAGCCACTTTATTGCCTATGGTGAAGCAGTTCGTGCCGTTAAAGCATATGAACATGCTCTAACTATACTTAAAGAACGGATAGAAAGATTTGAAGAACAAAACTACAAAGAAGAAAAGAAAGATTAAAACTTCACGTTAGGGAACCTCCTACAAGAAGGATAGAGATGATCGAAATTAATAAACTTAAAAAGAACATTTTTAGAGAATTAGAAGAAGAAATTGAAAATATTCCCTTTAAGAAGGATGATGATAAAGCAAACGCTATGCTTCGTGTTTTATTCACTTTAAATACACATTCATTAGTAAGTTTTAATAGCATCGAATTGCTTTTGATTGATTTAAAAGAAAAAGTAGGCAAAGAAGACGTACATTATCTAGTTACTAATACAGAATTTATAGATAAATATTTAGATGTTGCTGAAAAAGCTACTTTTGATTCAATATCTAGAATACGCGGCGAAATTTTTCTTGCAAAACAAAAGATTGAAGAATTAAACTCTACCATTTCTTAATAAAACTTCACTTTAGGGAACCTCCTAGTAAAACGATACTTTTATCGATAAACTTAGTTACGATATATTTAGACTTACTCCCGCAGATGCTTCAACGTCTCGGGAGTTTTTTATTTTCTAAGCATTCTTTGTAATGGCGTACTCTTAATATGATTTTCGAAGATCAATATTAAGGAGTGAAGTTATGCCATACATAGATGGTGATATTGGACCAATTCATTTAGATGACACTAATTGTGATGTCACTAAGCGTATGGAGTATTTCTATCAGAACTCGATAACTCAGGCACAAAGTTGGTGGGCTGAGGGTGATATAGATACACGATTTTATGCTGGTTCAGACAGTAATCTCTACAATGAGATCTATGGGTCTCAGCCTATTAATCGTCGTACTACGTTCAATTTTAATCGTATACGACGCGTTGTTTCTCTTATTGAAGGCTATCAGCGTAGAAATCGTAAACAGACTGTCTGTACGCCTATAGAATCTTCTGATGAAGAGACGGCGAATCAATTCTCAAAACTTCTTATCTATCTTAATACAAGTAACGGGCAACTTGAGACGCTCTCAACTGCATTCCATGGTGCGCTTATAACGGGAATGAACTTGCTTCAAGTGCATATGGATTATACGCAAGATCCTGTCAATGGTGATATTAGGCTCTCAAACTCAAACTTTAACGAGTTTATTATTGATCCTTTCTTTAAGAAGCAAGACTTATCTGACTGTAATGGTATCTGGAAGCGTAACTATTTAACCAAGCGCGCACTTCAAGCACTGCTTCCTGATCGTAAAGAAGAATTAGACTCACTTACCTTTAATACCTTTCATGGTAAAGACGGTAAGTTTATCTTTATGCCTGAGAACTTAAGCTATCAAAACAATCTCTATGTGTATGACGAGTTTTATTACAAAGATTTTCGTAAACAGACTTTGCTTGTTGATCTTCAAACTGGTGAAGCCATGGAATGGCGTTCAAAGAACGATGAAGGTCTCAATGAATTTTTACAGATGTTTCCTTCAACAACTATCATAAAGCAAGAAATACCTACCGTACGTATGGCTATTACGGTAAATGGTCGTCTTTTTTTTGATGGACCTAATGGTATTAGTGATAATTATCCGTTTGTTCCTGTACTAGGCTATTTTACCCCAGAATTGCCATATTATTCACTCAGAGTGCAAGGTATAGTTCGTGGTATACGTGATGCTCAGTACTTATACTCTCGTCGTCGTACGATTGAACTTGGCATCTTGGAATCACAACTTACTTCTGGTTATATCTTTAAGGAAAATGCTCTTGTAGATCCTAAGGATGTATTCCAAGCAGGACAAGGCGGTGGTATTGCTCTTAAAGAATCTGCTGCTATGACTGATGTACAACAAATTGTACCTCCACAAGTACCGCCTTCTATGTTCCAACTTTCAGAAGCAATGGCAGATGAGATAAACCAAATATCAGGCGTAAATGAAGAACTCCTTGGTTCTGCTACCGATGACAAAGCAGGCATCCTGAGCCAACTTCGCCAAGGTGCTGGACTTACTACCTTACAGAATCTCTTTGATCAGCTAGATTTTGCTCAGAAGCTTGTTGGCAAGCTTAATATAGAAGCAATACAGAACAATTACACTCCTGGTAAAGTTAAACGAATTCTTAATGAAGAACCAACTCCTGCCTTTAAGAATAAGAACTTCCCTAAGTATGATTGTGTCGTTGAAGAAGCTGCTCTAACAAGTACCCAACGACAACTGGCATTCGCACAAATGATGTCACTAAGAGAAGCGGGTATTAATATCCCAGATGAAATCCTTCTTGATAATCTTAATGTACAAAACAAAAAAGAAATTCGTGATGCTGTTGCACAAGCAAACCAAGCTCAGCAACAAATGCAGCAACAACAAGCGGAAACAGATATGCAATTACAACAATCTCAAGCAATACTTGCTCAAGCTAGAGTACAAGAACAACTTTCACTTGCTAATGAGCGTAATACGCGAGCAGAAAGCAATATTGGTCTTGCTGAAGAACGTCGCTATGCTGCTGTTAAAGACCTTGAACAAGCTAAGTTGAATAAAAT